CCCTGAAAAACCAACAGTCTCCCCGTCAGCATCACCATACAAAGGGCCAAAGCCTGATGCAGTATTGAAGGTGCCTGTCACAGCATATATGGTGTAATCGTTTGCCACCTTCAAGGCAGGAACCTCAAAGTATTCATCGACTCCAACCAGAACCGCGTCTTTAGAAAAGTTGTTTTGATTGGCTGCAGTGACCATAGATGGTGTAGTGCTTCCACCTGGCTGTATGTTGTATGTGCCTCCACCCGTGCCAGAGTTTGTCCAAGTGGTGATTGTAGCTCCGTTGGAGAAGCTAGAGATAACCTCGTGGTTGTAGTCTACTACAGGTAGGTTCCCCTGGAAGTTGATGCCTGCAAGAGAGTTTTGGAACTTCTGCTCTTCTGTACCCTGGCTAATCTCTCCGCTGACCGTATCGACAGCCAACGTAGGAACAATAGGGGACAAGGATTCCTTTTCTTGCACGAACTGCGCGAACGTAGAGTTTTTGTTGACAGCGTCAAACCTCATCACATTCTTCTTAGACTCTGAAGAAATAAAGTTTAGCACGCTCTCCATCAGCGCTGCCTCTTGTCCTTCAGCACATCCCACTTCCACAGTGGTCTTAGGTATAGACTCACCAGGGTTCAAGAAAGAGGACTCGAAAGCAGAAGACTGGTTGAACGTGATAACAAGGCCTTTGGGCTTCGTTGTCATGTACGCCAAGTTGTCGGCAGGGATGGAGATCGTAGATATGCCTACACCTGTGTTTGATGCGGTGGCACCAGATCCTATGGTGTCTGGCTCTCTTCTAAAGAGGAAAAACTTTCTCATTGTATTTAAGTACCGCAAATATAAGGCAAAAGAAAAAGGGGGCCGAAGCCCCCTTTCTTAATAAACAGCACCGATTAAGATCCAATTGTAATAACTGGAGCAGTACCAAAGTCCACGTTTGCAGAGAATGATGTTTGATCATTCGCATCGGCAAGGTTGATAACCGACTGCTTTGCAAAGTTAATAGCTTCAACAAGCTCTTTGATGTAAGCCTTTGCTGTTCCAGAAGAAACAGTGATGTCAATCAAAGTGTCATCTGCCTGACCCTGATCGGACACAGCAAATCGTACACTAGTAGCATTGAGCTCCTGAATCCCTTGCAAGCTAGAGACTGGGAACATCTTAGAAGAATCAAACTCACCAGCAGTGTCGTCTGGGTTTACGAACAAGAATTTTTTAGAAGTATCCATAGTTTCTAGTATTAAGCGAAGTCAGTGATTGAACCAACGCTAAGAATGTTTGGGTGAAGGAACTCAGAAGTAGTATCGTCGCAAACGGTAATAAAAGGATTTTTACCCAAACGAATTTCTTCTGCAATAGCCTCCATAACAGCTCTACCTTTGTTGTCAGTGATTGTAAGAGTCACTAAAATTTCTCCTACACCGTCATTACCCTCGAAAGGAGCAATAAAGTGCAGGACCAAAGTTGTGCCATTACTCTCCATCCCCATATCCGTCAAGCGACGAGCAGGCATGCAAAGAGAGTCATTAGCACCCGTATTAAAAAACAAATATTTTTCCATAGTAACTAGTTATTTATTGTAGCTAGATGGGAAGGGCATAAGCCCCTCCCGTCTACCTAACAGTTATTATTATCCCTTGATGAGAACGTGCTGGTTAGCAGCGCGGACACACATGGCAATTTCTGATCTGTAGTGGAAGACCGCCTGGTCTGTACCAGCATCACCATTGTTAGTGTGACCCAAGACACCACCACCAGTTACCCAGTGCTCCATCTCTCTAGAGTAGCCGTTAGCCTCCTTGTAGTACATAGACAAAGCAGGAGCTTTGTAGCCAGTACGAGGATCAGCAACTTGAGACATAGGACACATGACGCCCTGGAAGGCAACGCCTGCACCAGCCAAAGTAGGATCATTCAACAATCTCCAATCGTGCTTGTGGAAAGTGTAACCACCGCGAGTGAAGCTCTTGAAGCCCAACTGCACAGCCATATCTGGAGAGTTCTGGAATGCACCGAACTGACCTGGGAGACCAGCAGTAACACCAGTAGAAACACCAGACGCCAACATGTCGTCGATAGCCAAGTCTTGCTTTCTGTTGACGTACATAGCGTACTCAGCAGGGGCACCTTGACGGTCGAGCTCGATGATGATGTCGTCAAACTCAGCGAAAGAATCGAGAGGGTTAGCGTTCGCGTTGCTCACCTGAATACCTCTGTCTTCCAAAGCTGAGAAGTAACCTTCAGTACCAGCGATGTCTTTGGCTACAGCAGTAGAAGTATCTGCCTGCTTTTCACCAAACAACATAGTCAGCTCACGCTGATCTTCAAAGCGCTTACGGGCGTTAGCCTCTTCGTACATGAACCAACGGAAGTCACCACCTCCGATGTCAATCCATCCGATGTTGGTTGCTTGTGAACCGTTGACTTCGTAACGACCCTTCACAATCGCAAACGGAGACTGACGTCTCTTGAGGTCTTGAGTTACAAAGCGGTTAGGCTGATCAGAACCCTGAGCGTACATGTTACCAACGACGGCAAAAGTTCCTGAACTTACTGGGTCAGTAGAAGAGAAAGCTGCACCGTCCAAGCGAACAACAGTCACAGCATCACCATCCAAAGTGGAGGTTTCTGTTCTTTGATCATCAGTAACCAAGTAGCGCTCGCCATTAGCGACATTCATAATGATGTCGTTGTTTTGCAAGTGCTTAATGCTAGCAGGATCTTCCGTCGAAGTATCTTCTGCACTTCCAGCAGGAACAAAGACATCAGACTGACCTGAGGTTGCGTCCAAAGTACCAGTGATGGTTCTGTTGCGACGACCGATCTCCCACCAATCAACTTGGTCGGCAGTTCCGCCAGCAATGATGGCGCCAGTCATTTTCAAAAAGCCAGTGATGCCTTGCTCACCGTAGGTCTCAACAAGTTGAGGAATTACAAAATCCTTAGTAGGATCTAAAAGAGTATCAATAGTAGTATACTTCTCAGGAGTCAGTCTATACTGAGCACCTGCTGCTGTATGGTCTACTGTAGTAGAAGCAATAGTTGCCATAGTTTCTTAGATTTTAAAAGTCAATGTGCTAGACTGTTTACCCAGAATGTTTTTCAACTGGTCAGCTAGCGGATTAGTTTGATTGACCCCTGTCTCCGTAGGTGTCTGAGTCTGGACATTGGCTGCTTTGTTCACCAGAGTCTTTTGACCATCACCGAGGCCTTGCTTGTAAGCCGAAGCTACAATGGCATCAATGTTGTCAATGACGGCTCTGTGAGAAGAAAGCGAGTCATAGTCCCAACTACCGTCCTCGCGGATGTAGGGATCGAAGTACTCGTCAAGACGAGCATTCTTTTGTTTGAGTTGTGACTTGTATGAGTCATCCAGACCAAACGTAAAGCTCTTATCACCGCCCAGGTCGAACTCCAACCCAGTCATCTGATCAACTTCGCTTGACATGAGAGACACCCATTTTTCGTCAACGATAGGCTCAGGCTCTGCACTCTTTTGAACCTCTGGCGCCTTGTAACTAGACCGAAGCTCCTCGATCTTTTGTCTGGCGTTCTGAGCATCAACTTTAAGTTGAACTTGAGCTAGGCGAACCTCTTCGTCAGTATTGACGTCGGGATTCATTTTGTATTTGCTACCAATAAGCACATTGATCTCATCAGGAGAGAGGCTGGGGTACTCACTTGCCATGTTTACACGAATAGCCGTTGTGTCATCCATCTCGGAAGGGTTCAACGACTGATATGCAAACCAGTCTTGTGGGGTCCTGCCTGTCTCTTCTACGAAACGAGCAATGGTTTCAATGCGCTCATCAAGAGCATTTTGTTGTGGAGTGCTGAAGTCGTCAAACGAGTTAAACTCCCTACCGAGCCTCTCGCTCATGTAGTTGAGAACAGCTTGTTCGTAATCAGAATCAGAGAACTCCTCAGTTTCTTGTTGTGCTACAGGTTCGGCCTCTACTTGTGGTGAGGCCTCCACCTGTGGGGTTTCCTGCACCTCAGCTTCAGGCTCAGGTGTAGGTTCTGGCTGAGCTTCTGCTTGAGGCTCAGGTTGTGATTCAGGCTGTGAAGTGGGCTCCTCAGCTTGTTGATTCATAGATGCAGCAAGGTCCTCAGGGTTACTGAAGACCTTCATGCCTGCGATTTCGCTAGGTTGATTATCCATTGTATTTAATTAGTTGTTTTCAATTTATCCAGCATAGGCGAAGCCAGTGAAGGTGCCGTCGCTCTTCAGACTATCAAACCGCCCGTAGATTGTCTGGCCTGCAATCATAGGTATGGCAAGTTCAACTGAAGAAAGTTTTTCAAAAAACCCCTCAGCAGCTGTGTTGCCAGTGTGAGCGACACCAGTGGATGGGTCAATGTAACTAGTTCCAGTAGCACCACTTGCCAAACGCTCAAAACCTGCACCACCCTTTACCGACACTGTTCCTGCTGCAGTACATGTGATGGAAAAAAACTTTCCTTTAGCAGGGGGTAGTTGATTGGTTGTCGCCGTGCTAATAACGTAAATGTTAGACGGGAGTTGATTGTGTAAGTTCATGTCTTAGTTATTAGCTTCCACCGTATGGGTTAGAAGAGTCATCGTTGCCGAACACGCCGTACTCGATCATAGTATCAACCTTTGTAGCGTACACCTCGTGCTTCTTGTCTGGGTTGATAGGAATGAAAGCAAACTCACCGCCACCGATCTTGGCTACTAGACCTGTGTCAGTATCGTTGTGAACGTAGATGTAGTTCTCAAGCTCCGTCTCAAGGTTCTTGATGTAGAGGTATGCTCTCTCTGAGCACTGGTTGGCTATGTATACAGCCAAGTCATTTGTGTTAGCTGCCGTACCCTTGACCTTGGCTCTAATCAAAGAACCAGAGTCAACGACAAGGTTTGAGTTGACAGAAATATTCAGAGGGCTGCTGAGAACACCAGCGCTCGAAAGGCTCAATGTTGCTCTTACGCTAGCCATTATTATTCAAAAATAACCAGGTACTCAACAGTCAATGCTGTCGCGACACTAGGAGTCACCTTAATGTCTTGATCTCCATTGAATGGAAGCAAAGCCCAGTCTCCAGCATACAATCTACCCAGAAGCTGAGCTTCAACAGTAATAGCAATGTTCTCTGTAGCAACAGTGCTAGTGTTTCTGATGTAAACCTTGTGAGCTTTGTCATCAGCATAATCACCCTTGGCAACCAAGGTTGCAATACTAGTAGATGTGTATGTCTTGCGACCAACGCCAGTGGTTTGATCCAAGCCCGTCAACGTACCAGCCTTAGTCAAGGTGGAAGTTGTAGACAAAGCCAAAGCATCCCCCGTGAGATCTGAGCTGGACAATGTAAGAGTTGCAGTTGTTGTAGCCATTTGTATTAGTTGTTATTCCGCAAATATAGGTATTATTTATTTTTTCTTCTTCTTGCCCTTACCCGCTCTAATCTTTGCCGCTTCACGTCTTCCAAAGGCCGACTTCACTCTAGCCATAGCCCATGCGTGCTGAGAAACCTTAGGTCTGTTGCCTGAGCTCATGTAAGCGGCAAGGCCTCTGCGATAGACTTGTTTTTGTGCAGCATCCAAACCAGCCATGCCGCCTTTCTTCATCACTTTCATATCTTATCTCTTTGCGCCATAAGCCTTTTCAATCGAGCTGCAACGGCAGGTGGGAATCCTTTCTTTTTTCTTTTAGCTTTTGTGCCTCTATGCTTTTTGTAGATGTCAGCAATTTCCTGCATGAGTCTTTTCCTCTTAGCTACGTCAGCACTGCCACGAGTGTATTTAGGGTTGAACTTCATCCCTTTCTTCGCAGACTTAGGCTTCTTGCCCGCTTTCTTCATGGCGATAGCAATAGCGGCTTGTTGTGCTGGAGACTTCGCCATTACTTTTTCTTTGGATGGTCAGCCATTTTAAACTTCGCTTTCTTCACAGCGCCAGGATGAGGGGCGTAGTCACCTTTCATCAAATAGTACCTGCCACCCTCTTCCATCCAGTGAAAGCCTTTCGGCGGATCTATCGACATGGTCTTGTTGGTGATGGAGAACTTAGCCCCCTTTTTTGCCTTGATGGTCTTCATTACCACTTAGTTTTATTGGCCCAGAAAGCTGCGCTCATCTTGCCCTTGGCTATATTTTTTTTATGTCTAGCCTTAAAGCTAGCTCTTTTCTTTTTCATGCGATCGCTCTCCCCCTTCTTAGGCTTTCCTGCTGTTTTGGCACCTTGTTGGCCGTAGCGGATAAGCTTTACCCTGTCTCCTTCTTTGGCAAGGACGATATGTGACTTTTTAGGATGGCTGGGTGTACGCTTTGGTTTGTTGACACCAGCTAGCCCATGCTTTTTCAGCATGCGCTTGATCCTGTTTCTCATACCTTCTTTACTCACAATACAAATATAATAGGTACTTTGCTAAGGACGGATATAGAAGATAAAGCAGGGGAGGTTACCGATACACTCTTAGACTGCGTGCTAAACGAAGCTTGAGTTGATCCAGAAACACTAACCGTTACAGAAGTGCCTGCCGTTGTGTTTACTGTTACAGACATTAAACGTCGAGGTTAGAGATGTCCTCGTTGACGATAAATCTTCCTTCAAGTATAGTTGTAGAGACATCACCAACTATTTGCTGGATGTCATACACATATCTCCCAGGAGCAATCCTAGCCATGATGGTGTCTGAAGCAGAGAAGGTGGCGTTGCCACTGTCATCAATGGTGACACTGAAATTGTTGGCTCCATCGTTGGTTACAGCTGACTTACCCTTAGAGGCGGTTCCAATAATAAGTGGACGCTCACGGCTCGATCCTAACCTTCTGCCTCTAACCTGCATCAAAAACTCATAGTTAGAAGTGCTAAGAGTTAACGCCGTTCCAGCAGAATCCTTCAGCAACAAGCCAAGGTTGAATGTATCACCTTTCTTGCAGGTGATGTCCAGCTTTTCCGATACGTCTAAGTTTAGTTTACTAGCCATTACTGTAGGATTTCATCAATGTTGAATGACGATTGAGACTCTTGAAGCTCACCACGCTCACCTTTCCTCTGTGAGATGAGCTTAGACTGCTTGGCAGCTTGCTTATCTACTCTGTCATCTTTACGGTCCTCTTTCAAGATCTCTATCTTCTCCTTGAACTCTTGATCATCGGTCTTAAATCCGAGAGTAGCTTGAGCTCTAATCAATTCAATCTCTTTTCTGTATTGATGCTTGACCCCCTCAAGCTGAGCTTCGAGCTGAGCCTTAAGCTGCATCTCTTGATTCTTAAGCTGAGACTCTACCTGAAGCTCTTGCTGTCTGGCCTGCGAAGAGACAACAGCCGATTGCTGAGCTTGCTGAGCCGCCATCTGAGAGTTCTGCATTGCAATCTCTTGCTGCTGCTTCATACGCTTCTTTCTGCGTACAATCAAAAGCCGCTCGGCTTGATTGATGTCCTTCAAGTCTCTAACAGCAATAGCATCCTCCAGGTCGATTTCTTTCTGAGCCAGAGCTACCTGGATGTTTTGCTCCAGATATGCTTTTTCCTCATCCTCCATCTCTTTCTGCACCTGCACACCAAAGTTGTACATGGGGAGGTCGCTGAAAGAAGAAAGGACTTTCATATTGGTGTCACCGATGGCATTCTGATAAACCTTCATAAGAACAGACTCCTCAGGGATGATCTGAATGCACTTGACGATGTCCTCACAAACTTTCTTGAACAGAACCAAAGAGGCATTCGTAATGTCGTAGATGGCATTGTTACCCGCTGCGATAGCTTGCTGACGAACCCCCACCAAAGCATCACCCTTGGGAGAGCTGGCATCCATAGCCTCGTTGATGCCCGTGGTGTCTCTAATCAGACGCAGGTAGTGATTGTACAAAGCAATCAGCTCATTGATGTTGCGGATGCTATTCCCGATCTCTCTTACTGGAGGGTTCTGGAATCCACCCTCTGGGTTCTTGCTCCTGTAGTAGAATACACCAGTCTGCTCGTAGATGTCGTGAAGCTCCAACGGTTGTAACTCACCACCCTTGCCGAGCTGTACATTCTCCAGACCTTCTATGTCGATGATCAATCCGTCAGGCTTAGCCTTGGCAATGGCTTGCTGAAGCTTCAAGTGTGTGATCTGCAACATGTCTGCAAAGCCCACACAGCTGTCAACCATAGACTTAGGCATGTTGTCCATCAAGTTGGTGGCAACAGGGGAGTAGGATAAGCGGCACTTAGACAGGTCGTGGATGTTCTTAGGAACATTGGCAACCTTCCCGTAGTTGATTACATGATTGGTCCCCAAGATGTAAGTACCACCGTACAACATCTCCATCTCCATCTTGTGGGGAGTGCGCTCATACACAGACCCCTGACGTTCCCTGTACTCAAAGCCTTCATAGTAAAAGCCTGTATTCCCATGCCTGTTTTCCTTCTCCTCAAAGTGCATGCAATCCACAGAGATGAACTCAAAGTCCATGACCTGAACGATATATTCGCTGTAGTCTTGCTTTGAGTTGTAGTTCCTGTAGTCGTTGTAAGGGGAGTACTTGTCAGACTTCTTTGACGCAACTTTGAGAACCTTCTTCAGGTCGTCATCAGAAAGCTCATTGCCAGCAAGTCTCTTCAACTCACTGACAGTCATCTCTTTGATGTGCCCCGCATACACCAAGTCCTCAAAAAATGGATCCTCAGTATACCCATGAACAAACATGGCTGGGTCAACGTATTCAGTCTTGATGCCGTAGTTGGGGTCATTGCTTCTTTTGATAACGGCCATCCCCAGGGCTGCCAGATCATTGACGCAGCGCCTGTACGTCCCGTCATTGAAGTTGTTCCATGACAGAGTCATATTGGTAGCCACCTGAGCCGCCACCTCAGCATCAGTCTTTACGTTGGTGTCCAAGAAGATATCAGCCTCCTCCAAAGAATCAGGGAGCTGGTCTGGATCGACATCCAAGACAAGTCCACCAGTTTGATCTTTCAGCTCCTGGAGATCTTTCTTGATGGCGACTTGAGTCCGAAGTCTTTGCTTCTGCTTATTCTTTTCAGAAGAAGACAAAGGGTCAACAGCTTCCAGGTTAGGGTAAGGATCCCTAGACAAGATCTTGTTTACTACGATACGGACAAACTTCGGGAGGACTGGAACTGGTGTGTAATCCAGATTCAACAAACTACCCTCACCATCATTAGGGTTGAGGGAAGTCAGAAGCTTTTTATAAATAGTAGTATCCTGAGTACCGTTGGCGTAATGCCTATTCCTATTGAAGATCTCGTTCCTGCTACCATAAAGAGAACTCTTGTCGGTCATTTTCCCCCACTGACCCTCAATGGCTTTCGCATACTGCAACCCATACTTCTTATCCAGCTTCTCTACAGCACTGACAAGAGGATTGGGGAAACCCGACTTCGAGCTTTCTTTTTGATACATTTAAAGCTGATTTACTGCAAATATAGGAAATCCTTACTGTACCTTATATCGACGGAAAAAACGCTTCTCATCGAAGCTAGACTCTTTCTTTTTGGCTTTTACTTTTTGTGCTGCCAAAAGGCACAAGCCAGAACTAATGGTAAGGTCAAACTTGGTTCGGTCATTGATCTTAAATCCAATCCAATCTTCTAAAGTTCTATTGAAATACATCATACCATACTCACCAGTATCCCTGTTTATTCCAACATGATTGTGGATGTAAGCCTCAATGGCGTGAGCATGAGCCTGTATGACATCTTGAGAGTTTGAAGGTATACCCTTAGTCTTGACGTTCACCTTTGAGCTAGTGCTCATGAGATGCTTGGGTCTATCCATCAAGTATCCATCATAACCTCTTGATTCAAAGTGTCTTGCAATGCCGTACTTGTTGTTCTCAATTAAGATTGGGTACCCATAGAAAACAGCAGCCATCAGGCAGTCCTCATAGAATATTTTAGCCAAAGGCGGGCGGGCCGCATACTCCACAACAAACATGTTAGCAGGGTGCTCCATGTGAAACTTGTTGTATAGGTGTAGCGCTCCCTTAGACCCCCGTCCATCGACGGTGGCGTCAAGGTCGTAAGAGTCAACCCCGCCTACCCCCAGCTCTGCATTGGGTGCAATACGTTTGTTCTTATCGAACTTCTTTTGATTCCGCATCTCCACTGGAGGCATCCAGGCTACGCGAAACCTGCCAGTAGGGTCAGGCTGAAATACTACTTCAGTATCTTGAACCCCACCCTTCCAAACAAAATTACCTATAACGACAGGGTTAGGGAACAACTCATCGTTGTATTGAACCTGTTCGTATATCTGACCTACATTAAATAAGCTACCATCAATGCTGTCCCTGAAGGCTTCATCTTCAGTAAAAGGGAACTGACGAACAACCTCATTAAGCTCAGAGGGATCACTCTTTAAGCTATCCCTTTCGTTTTTCAGGTATTGTTTTGATCCCTGATTGATGATATCACCATCAATACCAGACACATCAGAACTAGGATTTTCAATGACTGGACGTCCGTGCTTGTCAAAAAAACCTTCGAGAGATTCCTGAGCTGGAATAAAGAGTCGGTAAAGTCCACTCCTAGTCCTGCCGTTTGCATTTCTCTCGTTAGCATTTGAATCATTCCATAGATCCTTATACTCTTTACCTCCCTTGTCCATGGGGTTTACAGTACTCCCCACCAAGGCCTTACCTACAATTTTTCTACCAACGATTAGGCAGGTCCGCTGAATCCTCCAGGCATCTCTGATGTCCGTAGGCTTCTCCCACTTGCCAGCCTCGTCAAGATACAACAAGTGCAACTTCTCTCCGTCATAGGCGTC